CACCCTCGATCGCCAGCAGTTCTTCCATTCCGGGGTCGAACGTGAATCGTCGAATGAACCCTGCGCCTGCCATGGTGCCTCCAATGCGGTGCCGATGTTGGGGATGCTGCCATGCCCCGCCCGGCACGTCTAGTGCCCGCTATGGGCCGTTCACTTCCACCTCCGCTACCTCGACCGACACCGACACGTCCACGTCGACGTTGCACGCCTCGAGGTCGACACCGACCGACTTGAACCCGACCGCGTTGATGAGCTGCACTTCGGCAACCCGCATCCCCACGAACAGGTGCCCGCGTCGACGCCCGCGCACCACGTCGGGGTCGTCAATGTGCTGCTGCCCGCTCAACCAGAACTCGCACACCCGGTCGTAGTATTCGGGGAGCTTGATGCGGGTCGAGTACGAATCGTCAGCCGACCGGAGGGCCGCCGATATGCCCGCGATGAGCGCGCGACGTTCGGCCCGTTGCGATCCCCACACCTCGACCGTGAAGTCCTCCGTGTACTCGCCTTGCTGCACGAGCACCGTGTCGGCCCCGTATACGTTCCAGGTGTCCTCCAACACCTTCGGCGGGCCGAGCCCAATCGGTTCCGACGTGCCGCGACCGGGAAGGATGGCGATGCCGGGAAACTTCGACTCCTTCACGTTGTCGGGCTGCTCGATGTGGATGTTCTCGGCGGGAACGCGGAACTCGATCGTCTGCCCCGGTGCGTTGCCCGGCCGACGGAACCGCAGCAGCGACAAGAACTGCCGGAACCGCCGCAGCACGATCGTTCGGGTATCGGTCGCTGGAAGCGGCTTTTCGGCACGCACCGGCCACACCCGCCCATAGGGCGATGTCACGAGGTCGAACGCTTCGTGCGCGATGAGTCCTTCGTCGGCCATGCCCATAGGCTACAGCCGTTGAAGCTCCCGCGCGACCTCCTCGCGAACGAACCGCGGAACGTGCTTTTCCGTCGCTTCCTTGAGGATGCCGAACCCCTGCCCGCCGTTGAAGATACCCCGGTTGCGCATCAACCGGGCGATGGCCCACGCATGCGCAACCGCATCCTCGGCCGTCGCGAGCCCCTTGCGCACGGCCCACTCGCTGAGCATGCGGATCATGCGGGCACCAACTTTGACGTTCTTGACCCCGTACTCGATGAACGCCGCGTGAGTTTCGAGGTTCTCGATGACCGCCCCGTCCTCGGTCGGTCGCGCACGCCACCCGCCGAGATACCCCGACGCCGCGCGGTCGACGGGCTTCGGGCTGCGCGTGGGGATGATGCGCAACACGATCTCCTGTTGCGTCCGCTGGGCCGCCGACAGCAACCCGCGCATCGCCGCCTTCCGCATGTCGCCCTGCACCTTCTCGAAGTGCCCGGCAACTTGGTCGAGGCGTAGCGTGTAGGTCGTCATCGGTCGTCGGGGTCGATGCCGTATTGGCTGCGGCCTTGCCGATCCATGTCCTCGCTCATGCGTTCGAGCAACACCGACCAGCACACGTCGCCCTCGCGCCGGTCGGGTTGCGCCATGAGCCGATACCGCCCGCGCATCGGCGGATTGTCGCCGCGGCCGTCCTCAACAACCTCCCAGAAGAAGTCGGTCGGTTCCTCGATCTTGGCTCCGCGCGGTTGACCGGGAACGGCCTTTCCCATGAGCTGGTCCGCGGTGTAGGTCACGGCAATCTTATCGACTCGCAATGTGCCGACGGGGAGCGTGCCCGCCGAGTACGGGTTGAACACAACCGTGCTCATGTCGATGACCCGCGGCGTTGGCAGCAATTCGAGCCGCGCGAGGAGGCGTTCATCGCCGTCGCCCCGTTCGGGACCTGCGAACCGGGTCCACACGAGGAACACGCGCTTGGACCGGAGGCCAAATTTGGTTGCGAGCTGCCGGATGCGCGGCGCAAGCCGCACACCGAGCCGGTTCGCGAGCGTGCGCGACGCTTCGTTCGGCGTGAGCGGTCGCGGCCGCGGCATGTCACGGGCTCCCGGCGGGTGCGGGCGGTCGCACCGGTGTCGTTGGCACCGCGCTCGCCGATGATGATGCCGATGGGAATGGGTCGACGATGCCGCCCGCGTCGGGCGTGTCGAACCCCGGCTGCGCGGACATCGCCAAATGCGTGCGTGCGAGGCAATCGCGCGGGGTCGGGCTGTCGAGGCACACGGCCTCAACCACGTCGATGACCGTGCGCGCGATGGTTCGCTGCTTCGGGGTGCATGCTCCGACGATGATGAGACCGACACCACACAACGCCGCGACGAACATCGCCACGGCAATACACCGATTCAAGTAGGCTTCCACGTTCATGTTGTCACCCGTGCATGACCGGCACGTTGAACCCCGACCCGTTGCGCTTGTCCCACGGGTTCGGGTAGATGCCGAGAAGGTTCGCGAGGGAGGCCTGCCACCGTTCGTACTGCCGGTCGAGCGCCTCCTGTTCATCCTGCCGAATCTCGATCTCGCCGACCTTGGTGACGGCGAGCAATTCGAGGTCGTCGATCTTCTGCTGCTCAATCGTGTCGAGGATCTGGACGTGCCGTCGTACCTGCACGAGCGCCGATTCGAGCACGCGGTTCATCGCGCCCTCAACCAGGAACTGCGTTTCGACGGCCGCGGGCGTGCCCAACACGAACGTCATCGCCTCGGCCACGTTGAGGAACCCGAGGTGGTGGCGAATCTTGACCTTCTCGTCTTCGGTGAGCGGCACGACGGCACCTCCTTCCCGGCATCAACCGAACATCGACACCGGTTCGTCGGCGGGGTCGAACTCCTGCAACATGATGCCCTGCTGTTGCAGCCGCCGAATGTTGTAGTTGAGGCTGTTGATCTCCTTGCCCTCCTTGAGCCGTGCGCGGAACCCGCCATCGAGCACGATGCCGCCCTTGATGACGCGATACCACTTCGGCTTCGGGGCTTCGGCTTCGGCGTCGGGGTCGTCACGCACCGCCGACCCGACCGTGCCCGCGGTCATCGCCGACGGATCGTCGAGCCGCACGTCGGGGATTGGGCCGTTGCCAAGCACTTGCACGTTCTCGCTCTTGTCGTCCTGTCCGGTTGCCTTGCGCATTGAATGCACCTCCTGCCTCATATCACCCCATCCGAACCGGTGGGGCAAGTCGCCCGACCCGCCGTCGCCAGACGACCGGGCCGGTGCCTCGTACAATAAGGCCGAATCCGCGCGGGTACACCCCGCCCGCGTCGACATCGTGCCACCGTTGCCCGAACTCCTCGAACGTGAGGAACGCACGACGCCCTGCAACCGCCGGGTCCTCGAATAGCACCGCCTCGTCGTCGACCGCGACCGGCACGACGTAGTGGCCCGAGTTCCACTCGGCTGCGTACCCACCGAGCGGTGGTAGCTCGGAATCCCACGCCTGCAACGCGATGACGACGAGCGCCCCGTCGGCGAGCAACCGCTTGATGGTGGCGGGGTCGAGCGTCGACGACGGTTCGACCGTGAGCCCGTGCGCGCGAAGCACCCGCGCCATCGCGTCGAACATCGTGCCGTCCTCGGGTGTCGTGCCCGCCTCGGCCGCGAGCGTCACCTCGGGCACCGCCCGGCCGAAGTACCGCAACACCGCCGCAAGCACCGACGGGCCACAAGTGTAGTCCGTCTGCTGTCGAACGTCGGGCACCGCGGCATCACCAACCACCCGGTCGGCCCATGCCCTCAGTTCGGTCATGGCACTCCACCGACGAGCGCCTGGAACAGCAGTGCCGATGACGCCCCCTCTTCCACGTCACCACCGCGCAGCCGCAACGCCACCACGGCATCGACCGCCTGCTGTAGCGGCAACGGTGCCACGTCGTAGGACGTGACCTTGTTTGCTGCGCTGAGCTGTAGCCACAGGTCGTCGATGAACGCCTGCGGATAGTCGGCCGCGTTCACAACGTCGCCGGGTCGCCATACCTGGGCGATGCCGTCGTGCACGAACGCAACCGGCACCAACACGAGAATCTTGGTCGGGGTCATGCCCCGATGTTACCACGACAACGGGGCGGGCGGTGTCGCCCGACGGATGATCGATCATCCGTCGGGCACCGGTGGGGTTAGTCGAGCGCGTGCTCAATGATGATGCTGCGCTTGTACCGCTCGGGGCCGCCCGACGACACGTCGCTGGGCACCGGGAACGAGGTGGTGATGCTCCACGACGCGGCAACCACGTCCTGAAGGCGATTGAGGGGCGCACGCAGAATGAGGCGCACACGTTCGGTCTGCACTTCGATGCCCGCGTTGACGACCGTGAACTCGCCGACCTTGCCGGTCACACCGGCCTCGGTCACGTACTGCTTCTCGTCGAGGTACTTCTCGACGAGCGCACCACGGCCCGTCACGATGATGCGACCGATGTTGATGCCCGAATCGTTCGTCGTCTCGGCACCGATGTCCTGCGAGTAGAAGGCGTTGGTGCCCGTCGCGATGCGGTCGCCAGCATTCGCGTGGTCCGGTGACTCGTTGTTGAGGAAGAACGCGATGCCCGCGATCGTGCCGATGAAGGCCTCCTGGTAGTACGTGTGGTCGGGCAACGCGGTGTTGAGGCGCTGGAACGCCGGGTCGGTGAACACCTGGGAGTTGCCGTCGGTCGAGATATGGGCGTGATAGTACCCATCCTCGTGTGGCTGCACGTTCGCCTTGCGCAGCCGGTTGACCGCGTTGATGGCGTCCTGAAGGGTGAACGTGTCGGCCGCACCGATCGCGTCGACCGACAGACCGCCACCCGACCGGATGACGCGGGGTGCCTGCGATGACACGACGGGCGTGCGCGCACCGATGCCGACACCGAGCGCGGCGTCGAGCAGCAGCGTGCCGGGGCCATACGGGTCGTCGGGGTCGTCGGGCGTGTACCCGATGACGTTGCGCGTGCCCGCGACACCGACGATGCCGATGGCGAGCGGGGTCGCCGGGCTCACCGGGTTCGGCCGCACCTGTGCACCGGGCACGACGACATCGGTGAAGCCGTTGAGGGCAGCCACGCGGATCGTCGTCGCACCGGCGAGCGCCGGGGCAATCGTGAGCGTCTGCCCGCTCAGGTACGCCCTGAACAGCTCGTTGCGCGGAATGCGGTTGAGCGACTGCCCGGCCTGCAAGCCGAGCTGGTGAATGTTCCGCAGGAACAGGTCGGCGTTCGCCACGACCGACGTGGGGATGTGGGTGTCGATCGTGCCCGCGTACCGGGCGAGCCGCGCGACCCACTGCTCGTAGCTGACCGTTTGCGGAACGGGGTCGGTGCCCGGTGCGATCGGCTTGACGATCGGCTTCAGCAGGCCGGGCCGCGACATAAAAATCTCGGTGCCCGTGTTGGCACCCCATTCCTCGGCGACTGCCTCGGAACGGTACATGAGGGCGGGGAACAGACCATCGTGGAAGGCGCGCTCCAACAGTCCCTGCTGCACGAGTTGCAGCACCGCGGGGGGAACGCCGAGAACAAGTCCACCTGACATCGCGCTTCTCCTTGTGAATGGGTCGAACGATTCGGGCTTCGCGTCGGGGCGTTCCACCTGTTGACCGCCGGTGTGCCGCGTGGGTGCCTGCGCTACGCCAACAACGGAAGGGTGCCACCGTCAACCGGTGCGAGTCAAGCGCACGGATGATCGATCATCCGTGCGCCCGATAGACGACGGCCCCGAACACGTCGCCGCGTCGGGGCCGTCGTCTATCGGGCGAATTGAATACCTACCGCCAGCCGCGCATGCCGCGTCGCTTCAGTTCGGCCGTGACTTCGGCTCGCGTCATCGAGTTCGGTTGACCGGGCTTGAACGTCTTGCCCTGCGGGTTCGTCGATGGGTCGGTCGACGGCGGTGCGGGGGGCGGTGCGGGCTTCGCCTTCGCCGCCGGGGTCGTCGTCGTGATGGGCTTGCGCACCGGGGCAGGGGGCGGT